ACTTGTGCAAATGGAGAAGCTGCTTCAAAAATTTGAACAGTTACATCAGTTGTGCCTAAGTTGTGAGTAATTGTATAAGATGTTGCAGATGCACCAAGTGTTTCTGCATACTTTCTAGCAATTGCATGATACGCTGTACCATTGTTTGTCAATGTCCATGTATCAGATGTCTCATTCCATAGGATTTCTACATCTGTTTCTAATCCACGCTCAACTGTAACTCCAGCATCTGTGGTTGGGGTTCCAGCAAAATTACTATTAAGCTTTACCTTATTATCTTCAATGTTAATCTGTGTTGTATTTACAGAGTTAACTGTTCCAATTACATTTAGGTTTCCGCCAACTTGCAAGTTACCAGTAATTTCTACGTTGTCTGGCAAGCCAATTGTTACAGCTGCATTATGTCCGCTATTTGGTGAAACTGTAACTTCATTTGCTGTTCCAACAATTGTTGCTACATAGTCACCAGTTGTTTGTGAGTCTAGTGGTATAACTAAATTAGCTTCGCTTGCTGATGTTATTCTACCTTGCTGATCTACTGTAAATGTTGGAACTTTTGTAATAGATCCATATGTTCCTACTGCTACTGCGGTGTCATTTAATTTTATTGTGTGTGTTCCTGCTGCATCGCTATATGTTGCAGTTAAACCTGTTCCGCCAACAACTGTCGAGCCAATTAAATCTTGAATAACTTCTGTTGAACCAGAGGTTGGTGTCCACTCTGTTCCATTGTAGAAGTATAGTACATGTGTGCCTGTATCAAAGTAAATCTGACCTGCAACTGGTGATGAAGGGGCTGACCCTAAATTCTGAATTCTAGCATTGAGTAACTCATTCTTGTTAAGATCAATGCTAACTAAAAACTTTTTTGCCATTTTTTTTCTCCCTTATGACAGATATGCTGTCCCTGAGAACGGTTGCGCCATTGTCAGTGTTATTTGATTAATACTATTATAGTCTATTCCAGTTTCTAGGATGTCCCCAGCGCTAGATTTGACGGTTACGTTTGGGTGGAACCCAAGGTTGTGATTTATCTGAACTGAATAGACTCCAGAGACTGGCCCAGTTATTTGTGCCATTTCCCATGGATATGTCAATGAAATTTGTTTATCCAAGATAAAGCTATTGTTTATATTCCAAGTATTTGTTGAAGCCTTTGGGCCCCAAAACCTTGTTGTGTTTGTATCAAAATAAAAGTCTCCTGGGACTCCAAGGGTAGCATCTGGGTTTCCGCCTCCACTTATTATTGTTCTTCCAGGCGCTCCAGTAGACCTAACTACTACAAGTGGGTTATTTTCTGTAACTATTAATTTTGTTGCCATTACACTGTTACCGATCTATTCAATGTCATATATCCTTCTAGGAGCCTAGTCTTGTTTACGCTTGGATCAACTAATACTAGGTCGTATGCGGATTTTGGGAAAAACATTTTGTTTGTTCTATCTGGAGATATAGAAATTTGTATTTTTCCTTCTACTGGACTTATTGTTAAGCCATCTTGTTCTGTTAAAGTAAACGCTAGCTTTTTACCGCCTTGAGTATCTCTAACTTGAAGTTTTGCTGTGTGATTATGAAGTTGAATAGGTGTCTGATCTTCGTCTAGGTACTGGACCTCAAACGTAAACGTTGTATTTTGATCAACTTCAAAATTCTTTTGCGCTGCCACATTTACCCCTAAATTAGAAAAGCCCTTATGCCAATTTTAGCATAAAGGCGTTCCTAATCAACTATAACTTAGGCTTGGTTGGTAAATCCAAAATTCTTATCATTTGGATTTAATGCCTTTAAAATTACGGGTGCTACTGCTGCCACTCCACCAAGCAATAAATCTTTAGGATTTGTATTGCCTGTCATGTATAAAGCTAGCGCTGCTGAAAGAAATGCTCTTCCGTAGCTAGCCAATGCTGCTAGGATCTGTTCTTGCATAGTTACTTTCCCATCTTTATTTAAATCTGCTTTTGCAAATTTAGCCATTTTATTATCTCCTTGTGGGCAATTTGCCCTTGGAATTTTCGGCTGTGGCCGAATACTATAATTCTACCACTATGCTGAAATATCTACAAGTTCGCAATTGCCGTCAGAGCTACAGGCAAGGGTGGCAGAGGGTGATGTTCCATCTTCTGTTTCATAGAAAGACAAATCTTCCCAACGAATATTTTTTGGCATTTTTTCAACAAGAGCATCATACTCTTCTTTAGAAACTTCCTGGTATGGAGCCTGCTTGTATGTATGTTCTGAGTGTGGGAGGAAAGAAATTCCAGAAACTTCATCAAAATTCTTATAAACCCAAGCTCCTACCTCCATCCACTCATCTTCTTTTACGGAAACAGTAATTGATGGCTTATGTTCACACCAAGCACGTTGGTACACTAACCAAATGTTTAAATGGTCAATTGCTGTAAGATCATTTCTTACAATTGCTCCTTCTGGTGCTTTTACTGGAAATGAAAATACGTATGTGTCGTTTGGCTTCATTACGTCGTCTTCTACTGGGATTCCGACTTCCTTCAAGAAAGTTGAAATTGGATCTCCCTTTGATCCACGAACCGTACGAATGTAATATGGGGAATGCCATGGATGCATTCCAGAAGAAACTCCAACTAATTGAGAAACTGTTCCTGAAGGCTTTACGCAAGTAATTGCTGCAGACTCAGGAATTCCAATCTTGCCAGACTCTTCTCTGTTTACTTCTCTTGCCTTGTCACGCAAAGTCATAAGAAAAGCTTCAAGGGCAACTAGGTCTTCTTTTCCAGACATAAACTTATGTCCAAACTGTCCAGTGAGAGAAACTCCAAGTAGCCTTTCTTCTTCAGTGTTATCTTTCCAAATCTTGCGAAGATACTTAAAGTCTGTTAGTGTTGATTGCCACGTTCCAAGAATTGTTGCGAGCTCAACTTTGCGCTGAATATCTTTCTTTGTATCATTTTCACGTAATACGACTTCTGAAAGGTTACAAAACTGGTAAGGACGTAAAATAATTTCTGAGCATGGGTTAGTTCCGTAGTGTATATCTGGATCTCTTCTTCCAAACTTTGCTGCTTGGGCCTGAGCTGCGGCCACATTATATATACCTCGTTCTCCAGACTTAGAGTCATATAAAGATTTCCATTCTGCTATAAATTGTTCCATCTCTGGCTTGCGAGAATATGCAACAGAGTTATTTGATAGTGCACGTTGTGGGCTTTGCTCCCACCAATTTCCAGATTTTGCTTGAGCCATTTCAATATCGTTAATGTTTGAAAGAGAAATCATTGCTGATCTGCGAACTCCACCTACTACAACAACTTCACCAATCTTGCACATAATGTCATGACACTCGATTGGCTTAAGGCTTCTTCCTGTGGCATTTTTAAACTTTGCAATTGTAAAATCAAATAGATTTACAAGTGGTTGTGGTCCTGAAGACCTTCCACCCATTGTCTTAAGTCTTGCGCCTGAAGGTCTAACTTTTGAAACATCAATTGCTGGAATGTGTCCAGTCCAAAGCAATGCAAGCAGTTCACGATATGCTTTTGCCCAGCCTTGTTTAGAATCTTCTACAACAATTACAGTATCTGACTTTTCTAGTTTTTCTGGTACTGGCGGTAGCTTATTAATATACTTATATTCTACCGAAAACCCTACGCCTGTTCCACACATCAGAACATACATTGTTTCATCAAATGATCGTGGTGAGTCAACTGGCAGAAAAGCACAATTGTACCCAGCAACATTATCTCTTTCAAGTGCCGCTCCAGAAGTCATTACAGATCTCATGGACGGCATAACATTTCGTTGAAATACAAACTCTTTTAATTCCGCAACTAGCTTTTCATTTGGAATATAATTATGGTTTGTCTTTAAATGGTTAGTCATAAATGAAAAATATCTGTCTACTGTCTCTCCCCATGTTTCTCTACGACCTTCTGCTTCTACCCATTTTGCATATCTAGATAAAGCAATAAAGTTTTCATAAGGGTTTTCAATAGTTTGTGACATTTATTATACGACCTTTTCTCCGCCTTGCGGTGCTAATTTTGAATGAAGTCCTAGTGTATCAAACTTTTATTTAATGGTCTAGGGGTAAAAAATACTTTTATAAGTATCAGTATGTGAGATATAGTTTCAGTTAACTAACTTGACAGTTACTTATATTCAATGCTATTCTTAGAGTTCGTTATCTCTATAGGAGGAAATGCCAATGGAGAATATAAAACAACAGTTTAGCGATTTGGTTCGTGACTGGACAATAATAGCAGTGACAACACTGTTTTTGTTTTCTGGAAGCCCAGCAAATGCTTTGACTGTAAAACCTTTAGTGAAAACTGAAGCCCAATTAAAGCAAGAAGTCTTAGATAGTTTTAGTAAAGAGATTTACAAGCCATCTGAGATGCTTACAGACGAAGAGTTAGTAACATTACTTAAGACTGTAGGATTCGAAGGACTAGGCCTTAAGAAAGCATGGTCAATAGCAAAGCGTGAATCTAATGGAAGACCGCTTGCATATAACGGGAATAAGAATACAGGAGATAGTTCTTACGGATTGTTTCAGATAAACATGATTGGAAATCTTGGTCCTGCAAGACTTGAGAAATTTGATCTACAGAGTAACAAGGAGTTATTCGACCCAGTAACAAACGCAGAGATAACGTACTACATGACCAATGGCGGAAATGATTGGTCGGCTTGGAAGGGTATGACCCCAAGAGCTAAGGAATTTTATTTAAAATTTCCGACAAAGTAAAGGAGATGGGATGAGGGTACAATATGTATCAACTTACATCTCCATGTCAGAAGAAGGATTGGTTGAAAAGCTTTTATGCCCAGTAGACCAATCCATTCTTTTTTCAAATCAAAACCTTTTAGATGAGGTATACTTATATTGCCTAGAGTGTGACTATAAAAAAGCACTTGGCTCAACTAGCTATCAAAAAATAGTCGATGAGGTAAATAAACATAAAAATGTGTGAAGATAATTGTATTTGTAGTTTAGAAAATGAATCGGCCCCAATGCTGGTAACCGATGCAATGGGTAGAGAGGCTTTTTGGTTAGATGCAGGAAGACCTGAATGAAATAAATACCTCTGATTTAGAGGATAACCTTCCTATGGTAAATTATATAATGTTACATAGGATATACGATTTGCTAACTCTGATGTCCAATAAAATTGTTGGTGGAGAAGACACGCAAAAAATGGTAGAATATCATAATAAGGGCTATCTATTAGGACCAGCCCCATCATTTAGACCAAACGAGGAAGAATAAAATGGAAAAAGAAAAAGTAGTACTTTTAATGCTTGAAAAATTAAATAACGATACAAGATTTGCTGGTGTGTCAAGCGGTGCAGACATTGCAGATGTTGAACAGCAGATTATTAAGAATCAGCCATTTTTGCAATGGCAGATGAATAACATGTATGACACACTTGTTGAAAAAGGCGTAATTATTCCTTGACATTGAATCTTTATTAACTTATAATAAAGTGTTGGTCGAGATTCGTCTCCCAATGGTAAAGCCCCCTTTTGGATCCGCCTCCATAGGGGGTTTTTACGTCCCTGGTGGTATAATAATATTAATATGGCAAGGGATCATTTTTCACAAGCATCTAAGAATCCTAGGTATCAAAGTAGATTTTATACTAATCAGGAATCTAAAGAATCCCTGTCAGAAAAAAAGATTGAATTATTTTTCTCAAAAATATTTTCTAAATTAAAAAGAATAGTTGGTAAAAAGTAATGTTTACAGACAATCCAAAGGTAGAACAAGTTGCAGAGCAGGTCTGGATTTACAGAGGCTTTATAACCCCAGAAGAAAATGAAAATATCATGCGTTTAATGAGAGAGCATGAGGCTGCTTACAAAGATTCAAAAGATGCATTTGTATTTAGAGATCAGTATATAGACTGGTACAAGGACAAGACTGGACCGCTTATGCCAGAACTTAAACCAATTTGGGACAGACTTTCAATGATGCTTTATCCAGAACACTATATTCACCCACAGCTATTTGTAAATGTAATGCGTCCTGGCGATGAAGGAATGTTTGTACATGCCGATAGTCCAGGGATGAACATGGAGCATGACCTAACTCAACTAGACAGGTGGTCAACTTGCTGCAGATTAAGCCATGGAGTAGTTGCCTATATGGGAGACTACGAAGGCGGAGAAATATTTTATCCAAATATTGAAGCAGATGGAAGAATTAAAGATAGACCAGGAGATCCTGATGATTGCTTACAGGTAGACGTAAGACCTGGAGATGTGGCAATCCATGGAGCAACTCATCCTTGGGAACATGGGGTAAGAAAAATAACAAGTGGAATTAGATTTGCATATTCTAATTTCTGTATGGAAAAAGAGCATGCACCAGGAACATATGAGCTATTTAATCCAGACAAGCACCCACTAATGACAGACCCAGATGAGATTAAGCTTTGGAACAACACTGTTTATCCTGAAACAACTTTCTGCAAAAAGAAATGTATATGCGGGGAATCTGCTGACTTTCCTTATTGCGACAACACTCATAAAGAAGTAAATAAACTTAAATATAAGAAGTAATTGAGCATATAGTGCGAAAGTGCGAAAAGTGCGGCGGTAGAAGACATTTTCAAATGTTATTAAAAGCCCTCAAAGGGCCATATAGCAATTTTAGAACATATGATCTATCCCAAAGTATGCAAATCAATAAAAGAGGGTCTTAGAATGGCTTACAAGTCTTTTTATTATTTACAGATACCTAAAACAGGATCTAAATACTTCATAAGCAACATGTACTCACCATTAAAAGATGAGCTTAATAAACATGGCATTGCATTTCTCAATATGTGGGATCAATATAGTAATCCTTTAATAACGGGGTGGCATCCAGAAATAGATAAAGATACATATGTAGCATCAACATTTAGAGATCCAGTAAAACAAATAATTAGCAAATATTGTGATCAATTTAAATCAGCCAATAAATCAGAAACAAAATATTATAGTAATGATCTCCCAGATAAAGAAGCATTTATGCAGAATGTAAATCTATATACTAACAATATGTCTAGATATCTAGTTAGTCATTCAGATGTATATGGTAAGGATATATTGCAGTCAACTGAAATTAATATTAATAGTGCAGTGCGGCGAAGTAAGAGAGTCAATAAATTCATATTAGAATCAACTAACCCAAATGACACAATGCGAAGTATATTACAGGATATGGATCTTCCTGTTCCAAGTTACCTTGAAAAAGGTAAAGTCAACCATAAGATCAATGTGAACAATAGCTCTAGACTTTTATATGAGTCTTTGACCGCTGAAGAAGTTGAAGCAATTAGATCTATATCTGATATTGATGAGTATATATATAACTATGCAAAGGGATTAGATTCTTGATCTATATCTTCATCTAGGTCGAAATCAAAGATTTCTACGTTTCCCGCCCAATTTAAGAATCTAGATAGCAAAGCTCCAGAGAGAATTGCTGTCGCAATTATAGTTACCAATGCCCAAATCTTTTTCACTTTATGTCCTTCCAGAATGCGATCAGTAAAACAATTACTGGTCCGAATATAATTGATGCTTGAAGCCAATTCATATTGACCTCCTTTGTAGGGATAATCGGATTTGAACCGATAGTCGATTGTATATAAGACAATTGCTTTAACCAGATTAAGCTATATCCCCTAGCGCATATAAACTTGCAGAATTATTCCGCATATATGTACTAGGATAGCTATAACGCCTATCCAAATGATTGTCTTCACTTTCCAGCCTTTGTTTTTTGAACTAACTTCTCAATACAATGTGTACAAAAATTTTCAAGTACGCCTTTAGAGTTAATACGCTCTACATACTTTGGGTTTTCGCAAAAGTCACATTTCATGATATTAGTATACCATAATTCTAGTCAACTGCTTTAATTACACAAGTTATCTGATTTGGGTTTCCGCCATTACCAATTTCTTCTTTAGAATTAAATACTCTACACTGCCATCCATATTTAGCAAAACCTTCTTTTTCTTTTTCTTTAAGCAATGCTTCAAAATCTTCTTCTGACATAGAATTTTTTGTATTTAAAAAATCTTCTTTAAACATGGCTGTTAGGAATTGACGAACATAGAATTTGTTTCCTATTACTGGCATTACTGCGTGATATAAATCTGTTCTAAATAATAGCCCATCTCCTGCTTGCATCTTATACCTAACTGGTGGATCTATCATCAAACATTTTTGCTCATTTCCATCAGCATCTATATACGTAGACTCTTCACCATCTTCTGTATTAATTAATAGAATTTCTCCGCCCTGGTAGTCATCGTTAGTGTAAATATTGAAATTAAAAATATGTGGAGTTCCGCCAAACCAAGGTCTTCTATCCTGGTGGTATTCCATTGACAATTGAAGCTTATTGTCAGTATTTTCTGATTCTAGTATAACAACATCTGCTGAGCAATAGTTTGGATTAGATCTAGCTTCCTTCATAGATGTTGGAATATCTGGGCTCTCACCAATTAAATTAAAGTAATCTTCATTAAGATAATTTTCTTTGTATACCTTTATTGCATCCCAAAATATATCTAGAAATTCTCTTAGATACACTCCGCCTTCATTTCTACAAACCTCATAAGATGGATCAGTCCATGGATATGCTTTAGAGTATTGCCCCCATGGCCTCCAATCTTGCCATTGACCAAACCATTGATCATTATTTGTCTTAGATCGAATAATAAAATCTTGTGTTGCTGTGGGGTCTTTCAAAACGTTTTTAAAAAGTATTACATCTTTTGCTAAAAGCATATGCTCCATTTACTTTTCTTCTTCCTCTAATACGTTCCACCAAGACCACTCTTTTTGCCAGCGCTTTCCAATTGGTGACTCTAGCCACTCTTTAGATTCACGAATTGTTTTATTTCTATGTTCTGTATGCCATTCTTGGCTCATCTCTACTGAATCTTGTAATGTATCATATGCAACAAATGTTACTGTTCTTTTATTATTGCCTGTAACAGAATTTGCTCCATGTAAACAGGCTGAGGATTGCACTACTACATCTCCCTTATGTGGTTGCATCCATGTATTAGATACTGGATAGTAAAGCTCTCCTCCATCCATTTCTGCTAAGTATATTACGCCGCCAAAAGTTTTTTTCTTTGGATGTGGATCATGAGCTTGGTCATCTCTGTGCAAACCAAAAGGTTTTCCTGGCTCTGAATACCAGTGAAGAAAATTCCCTATTTCGTATTGAGTTCCTTCAAACAGACTTTCTATTTTTTTAACTAAGCTTGGTAACATGCTTCCACCAATTAGTTCAATTCCTTTATTTTCAGGATTTACATATTTGTTTGGTGAGTTTGAACCACGAAGTGATTCTTCAAATGCTTCATCGCACATATCTTCTGGTATAAATCCCCTAAGAACATATGCGTCTTCATTTATTTTTTCCCAACCAGTAAAATCAAACATTTGTATTCCTCCTATATTTAATTATAGCACTGCAATGTCTATAAACATATCGTACAGCTTTTGTGTTAATTCTTGGTTTAGCCCATCGACATCGTGGCCTTTTGTTTTGTCACTGCAGTCTAGGGTAAATTGTTGTAGCCCTGTTGCTTCAAATATCTCTTTTTGAGTAATTATTCTTAGCCCAAGGGCGGAACCATACTCTCTTAGTGCGGCGCAAAATTCATTATTCTGCTGAAGACGTTCATCATAAGAGTACTCATCTACTTCTTCCCAATACGGAATAATGTTCTCTTTAAACTGAGGAAGAGGTTCTGCAAGTATTAGCTGAGAGTTTGGAAAATATTGAATTAAAAAATCAACATAGCGTTTGACACATTCAGCAGCATTTTTGTATTTAGGTAATAGGTACTTGATGTCAATGTATCCAAACCAGGCTATTACTATGCCATCATCTTGGATCTCTGACCATCCTACTCTTCCCCCCTTTGGTTTTGGAGTTTCCATTAGTGAAGAGTATCGATTCATTTTTAAAAGATCATATGGATTAAATTTCCAAGCTGAGTGTCCGCCTTTACCCCAAGCTTTTAATTCAACTCTTGTTTCGTTATCAGTATAATGTTCAAATATTCTAGTTGACTGACAATCACCTATTAGGTATAATTTTTTAGATATCACTTGATCTTAGGTCTTAGGTCTATATATATTAATTTATATGATTTATTGATTTACTGACCCCCCGACCCCCCTATTGGAAGTATACTATTTAGAAATTCTATGTCAAGACTAAAATTGAATGTTATAGTCTTTTATCCACATTTTCCCAAAATCAGACTTAAGCCATTCTGTAGATGCCATAACTTGTCTATCCTTCTCAGCTGCAACTATTTCTCCGTATGGCTCTGTGCTTGGATCTATTTCATTTGTTTTATCGTAAACCACAAAAGTTATTGTTCTTTTATTTCCGCCAGTTACTGGTGTTGCTGCATGTGGAATTACAGCTGTATGTAAGACCATGTCACCCTTGCCAGGATGTACGTATGTATTATTTGTAGGGTACAGCAGTTCCCCGCCTACCATGTCAGAAAGATATATTACGCCCGCCCAAGTTTTTTTAAATGGAGTTGGATCGTAAGCTTCATCATCTCTATGTACGCCAAACCAAAGCCCATCTTTTGTATACCAGTGTAAAAAAGATCCAACAAAGAACTCAGTGCCTTCAAAAAATGATTCTACCTTGCTAACAATTCTTTCATCCATTGCTCCGCCAAGCAGCTCAACTTGATCTATATCTCTAACAATTCTATCAGGATGAGTAGACAGACTTATTGATTCATTGAATGCATCATCGCATATAGCGTCATCTAAAAATTTACGCCATATATAGGCTTCATCATTTATTTTTTCAAAATTGCTAAAATCTATCACTATGTACTCTTTCTTAGTATGTAATTTCTAGTTGACTAGTTTAACTTTAAATTCTTATCTTCAATCCAATAATCTTTTCTCCAGGCTTTTCCAATATCAGTATTTAGCCAATCTGTTGCTGAGTAAACAGCATTAAGAGTTTTTGCAGACTCTCCATGGGCTCTATCTGATACTGCTATGCAGCTGTTTTCTTTACCTGATGTATTTGTAGGATCAATAGGTAAATCTCTATCATATAAGCTGAAGGTTATGGTTCTTTTATTACTAGTAGTTACAGGTGTAGCTCCATGCGGACATGAAGCAGCATGAATAAGAAGATCTCCCTTATGTGGCTTTACCGTCAAATTTTCTTCTGGGTAGAACACAATTCCGCCATCTGGATTTGTCTCTGATAAATATATTACAGCAGACCATACTTTTGTATAAGGGGTTTCATCATCAGCTTCGTTGTCTCTGTGTATACCAAACCATGTGTTTGCAGGAGTATGCCAATGTAAAAAATATTTTAGTTCCCAATTAAGATCCTTAAATATATCTTTTGCTTTCTCTAGTATTCCATTGTCTACTGCCGCTCCAAGAACTTCAATCTTGTCATAAGGTCTTATTTCTTTTTCATCGTTATTAGATGAATACTCTGATGCTCTAAATGCTTCGTCAGCTGTTTCGTTGTCTAAAAATCCACGCCATATATAAGAATGGTCACTTATTTTTTCAAAATTGGTAGTATCAAACATTTAGATCCCCCTGTTAATAATTAATAATTAATTATATCATGAATAGATTCTGGTCGAGTAAAATATCAGATTTCATAAAATGTTAATATATTTTTATTTTGTACGATACACACCTAAAAAGAAATCGGACATTTAGGATAGACCGCACATAATGAGCGTGTGCCTATGGGCAATGTGATGCACTTCACAAAGTATTTTTTCAATTTGTCCCTAATGTCCGAATTTGGAGTTGATAAATGTCAGACCCCCATGCTACGCTTATACTATAACAAACAAACGAAAGGAGTCAGACAATGACTCAACTAAATGAAACACTATTCAGCACTATCGTGCATGACTTCCATAATGGCGGAGTCAAGTCCTCTTATGGACTATCTGCCTATGACCGCAAGGCTATGGTCAAGTACCTAATCTCTAGCCCTGCTTGCTACTGTATCAACTGCGTGTGTGAGGTAACTCACACAGCATAAGGTGCGTGTCACCTTGATAATGTCAGCCCTATCCCCTATAATTCCATTATAACCAACTAACGAAAGAAGAACAGTAAATGACAATCACATACTCAATCTGGCAAGGCTCTCGCCTACTATCTATCGACAATGTAGCGCATGAGGTTAAGGCTATTGACCACCTAATCAATTCGCTTAATGATAGCGACCTAGGCAAGAAAACAAAATTCACCGCTAACATTCAGACTATAAAGGTAGGGGCTAACTAATGTCATACGCATACTCATACAGCACTAACACGATAGATAAATACGAGTCTATCCAATCAGATGTTTCAGACGCATACGCATACCTTGATGAGGTAGATGAGGAACAACCTCCCGTTGATGACTTTGATGATGTTGATGATGAAGAATTAGCAAAAGTATTCGCACTAAGTTGGGATAACTAATAATGGAACTACTACTTAATGACTACGGTCTAGAACTAGATACATATATGGGCTCTCTCTATCTACCTTGGCACACTATCGCTACTATCACCGCCCTAACTATCGCCTATAAGATTTATAAGAGAAAGAAGAATAAATAATGACTACTAATCGCATACTAACTACGCTAGTCCAATTAGGTATCGGTATCCCCGCCCTTATTATGCTCCGCCTTGTATGGCGTGAGATGATCGAGGACACTAAAGAAATGTGGCGAGAATCACACTAGTTATTCGGCGTGTCGGCTTGACAAAGTCAAGCTGGCCCGCAAAGGCACGGGGTCGGGCGTGTCGTTACGGATACGCTAAAAAACCCCTTGAATTTTGTGAGGTTTATCACAAAAAAAGATTTATCAAAAGACGGCGTGTCGTGTGGTAAATGTCAGTCCCCTCTGCTATAATTCCTACTATAACAACAACGAAAGGTCGTTAAAATGACACTTGAAGAATACAAGGCGCACGTTGAGGCGCAACGCAAGGCAAGCCT